CTCACCTCGTCAGCGAGGGCGAAGGCTATGCCGCTGTGCTGGAGCGCAAGATGGTGAACAACCACATCGCCCAGATCGTGGTCCACTATTTCGAGCGGAAGAAGGTCCGCCGCGTCAGCGTCGAAGCGCGCCACCATGTCGGCCAGAGCCGCACCACCGTGTTTGTCAGCGTATTCCATGGCCGGTCCGAGGCCACCCGCATCCTGGAGATCACATGAGCCAACTTCCCCAACTGGAGCGCGAGGCGAAGCTTACGCGCGACCTGATCGAAGAACTGAAGGGCCTCACGCCCCGGTTCAACGCCACCAAAGAGCGCGCCGAGGAGGAGCTTCGGCTGCACCTCGCCAAGATCGATTCCGAGCGGGCGCACCTTGCCACGCTGATCGACGCGGCTGCGCTGATCGTGCAGCATCTGGGCGCCAGCGTGCCTCAGCCTGAGATGCCCGAGCCGGTCGTCGCCATGGCTGACAGCCCGCAGGACGAGGCGACCGACGAGTTCGTCACCCTTGGGGAGGCCGCCGAGGACGTTGTGGCGCAGGCCATCGCGGTCCACGACGCAGACACCGCGCTGGTCGATGAGCTGTTCACCGAGCAGCCCGCAGGCCACACCGAGGAGCCGGAGCCCACCTTCGAGTACGTCGCCGCTGCAGTCGAGCAGATCGCAGGCTCACCGCCGCCGATCCCTGACGCCACGGACGAGCCCGAGATGACCGACGAGCAGGTTGAGCGCATAGAGGCGCAGACCGCTGCGGCCCTCACTCAGGAGCGCGAGCTTGAGACCGTTGGCGGTGATCGCCCGGCGCGGCGCTTCAATCCGTTCGCGAACAATCCGTTCGCCTAACCTAGCCCCATGGGCGTGTTTCCCTCACCGGTCCTCCGGCCGGCAACTCAATCCCCGGCACGGTAGCTGTTCCTAAGGCAGCGGGCGTCACACACTCCTGACTGTGCCGGGGGTGCTTTTCCAAGGAAATTCCATGATCGGCGCCACCTTCAAAGCCGCAGGCCATGTGCTTGCCGCGACCCCGTTCCTCGTCATCCCGATGGTGCTCTACATCGCCGCGGGGCAGTTCGGCAGCCATGAGGCGCTGCTCTACGGCGGCACGCTCCCGAGCGGCGCCTATGTTGGCCTGACGGCGGGCGCGGGGCTGATATTCATCGGCATTGCCTGCCTCATGTTGGAGGCGCTTAAGGCGACTCATACCGGCACGCGCGGCCTCGTGGACCAGACCCTGAGCGTATTCCTGCTCGGCGGCGCGCTGGTCGCGTTCCTGATCGTCCCGCCGTTCGGGACCGTCACCTTCGCCCTGCTCGTCGCGCTGCAGCTCGCAGACGTGCTGATGGGGGCGATCATCGGAATTAAAGTTGCTCGCCGAGACATCGGCTTAAACGCCTAGGAGGCACCCTACCATGTCCGAGAAAGTCAGCTTCAGCGTACCCAAGCCCAACTTCCCCAGCATCATCGAGGGCATCATCGACCTCGCCATCGTGGTCTTCGCGTTCAACGTGCTCGGCTCGTTCTTCCTCGACAAGGCGGTGCCGCTCACGGACCAGCTTACCGGCCTGGCCATGACGCTGGCCGGTACGGCGGTCGTGGTGAAGTGGGTGCTGTCCACGAAGATCTGGAAGCGGGGCTGACGCTTGCCCGCCCCCAAGGCTCCCGAACCTCTCTGGAAGCGCCGGCGCGGCCAACCTCTGAGGTTCGACAAGCCGGACAAGCTCTGGGACGCGGCAGAGAAGTATTTCGACTGGTGCCACACGAACCCGCTGCGCGAGGAGAAGCTGTTCGCCTACGAGGGCAGCGTCACCCGCGACCACATCTCGAAGATGCGGGCCATGACCGAGCGCGGGCTCTGCCTGTTCATCGGGATCGACCCGACGACATGGTACGACTACTGCAAGCGCGACGAGTTCAAGTTCGTCTGTGAGCAGATCAAGTGCGTGATCTGGGAGCAGAAGTTCACCGCCGCTGCGGCTGACCTCATGAACGCCAACATCATTGGCAAGGAACTCGGGCTGGTCGAGCGCAAGTCGGTCGAGGGGCCGGATGGCGGGCCGGTGCAGATCGATGCTGGCACCCTGTCTACCAAGACGATGGAGGAACTGCTTGCCGCTCGACGGAGGCCCCAATCCGAGCCTGAGGCTTAGCCCGGCCGATTGGCTCGCCATTGAGCGCGAGTATTGCAGCCGGTCGCTTGCCGCGTTCGCCAAGCAGGCATGGCATGTTCTGGAGCCGTCCTCAGAGCTGAAGTGGGGCTGGGCGCTTGACGCGATTTGCGAGCATCTGGAGGCGGTCAGCTCTGGCGACATAACCCGCCTGCTGATCAACGTGCCGCCCGGCTCGATGAAGTCGCTGCTGACCGGCGTGGTCTGGCCAGCGTGGGAATGGGGTCCGAGACGCCAGCCTCAGAAGCGATTTCTTGGAACAGCGCACGCCCAGCACCTGGCCGTGCGCGACAACATGAAGTGCCGCCGGCTGATCCAGTCGGAGTGGTATCAGACGCTCTGGCCGACGGCCCTGACCACCGACCAGAACGCCAAGACGAAATTCGAGAACGCAGCGACCGGATTCCGGGAGGCCATGGCCTTCACGTCGATGACCGGATCGCGCGGCGACAGGGTGATCCTGGACGACCCGATCAGCGCGGACAATGCCAACTCGGAAGCCGAGCTGGAGAACGCCCGGATCACCTTCACCGAGACGCTGCCAACGCGCGTCAACAACGACAAGTCGGCCATCGTGGTCATCATGCAGCGCCTGAACGAGCGCGACACGGCGGGCGTGATCCTCGACATGGGCTTGCCCTACGAGCACCTCTGCATCCCGATGCGCTACGAGGTGACGAACCGGAAGCCGACCTCGATCGGCTGGACCGACCCTCGCCGCAAGGATGGCGAACTGATGTTCCCTGAGCGCTTCCCGGAGGCGCAGGTGGCAGAGCTGGAACGAACGCTTGGCAGCTACGGCGCCGCCGGACAGTTGCAGCAGCGTCCCGCACCTCGCGGCGGCGGCATGTTCAAGCGGGAATGGTTCGAGATCATCCCCGCGGCGCCGGCGAACTGCCGATGGGTGCGCGGGTGGGACTTGGCCGCGACCGACAGTGCAGACGCGGCATGGACCGCCGGCGTGCTGATGGGAAAGACACCGGGCGGTGAGTTCGTCGTGTCTGACGTGCGCCGGATTCAGGGTGCGTCGGCTGCCGTTGAGAAGCTGCTGAAGAACACGGCCACACAGGACGGCTCAGGCGTGATCGGCTCGATCCCGCAGGACCCCGGACAGGCAGGCAAGGCGCAGTCGATCTACCTCGTCAAGCAGCTCGCGGGCTACCCCTACAAGGCCAGCCCCGAGACAGGCGACAAGGAGACGCGCGCCCTGCCGCTCGCAGCGCAGGCCGAGGTCGGAAACGTCAAGCTGGTCGCCGGGCCATGGAACAAGGATTTTCTGGACGAGCTCTGCACGTTCCCGGTCGGCAAATGGAAGGACCAGGTGGACGCCGCCTCGCGGGCCTTCGCTGAGCTGGTCCGGGTCGAAGTCACACGGCTGCGGCCGGTAGTTTTGGGATAACATGGTCACCACGGCGAACACGAGACAGGCCACAGGCTCTCCGCGTTCGACGGGGGACGAGTACTTCCTCGGCGTTGACAACGTGGTCAAGGTCCGGGCGTTCGTGTCCGGCGAAGTGGGCGCCTATGTGCGCCGCCTCGGCGGGCACAGCAATGACGACTACGCCTCGTTCCAGGAGTGGGCGTACTATCTGCCAGCCGTGCCGCGCACGCTCGATGCCTTCGCGGGCCTCGTGATGACGCCTGAGCCGCTGGTCAGCGACGCCCCGCCTGCGTTTGATCCGTTCCTCGCTGACCTGACCACGGACGGCGAGCCGTTCCAGCGTGTCGCTTACACAGCGGTCGAGGAGGTCAGCGCGACGGGCCGGTATTGCCTGCTCGTGGACTATCCCGATGTGGCGGGCGCTGCGGATCTGACGCGCCTCGATGCAGAGCGCGCCGGACTGCGGCCGTTCGTGAAGGGCTACGCCTGGGAGGACATCCTCGCGGTGCGCTCCGAAGTCGTCGGCGGGGTCCGCCGGCTGACACACGTGCGCCTGCTTGAGCGCATCGAGGAGCGGGGCGCGACCGAGTGGGAGACCGACATCATCGAGCACGTCCGCGTACTGGACCTGTTCAAGGGCCGCTACCGGGTGCGGGTGTTCCGCGAGACGACCGAGAAGGCCCGCAACACGCAGGCGGGCGCATGGGAGCAGGTCGGCGCCGACCGATTCCCCCAGATGAACGGCGCGGCGATGACGTACATCCCTGCGGTCGTCATCGGGCCGAACTCGCTGGACCCCTCGATTATCGCCAAGCCGCCGCTGCTCGAACTGGTCAACGTTTCCGAGTCACACCTGAACGACAGCGCCCTGCGCCAATGGGCGCTCAAGTGGTGCGGGTGCCCGACGCTGGTGATCAGCGGACTGATTGACAGCGGCGGGGATGACCCGACGCCGATCCGGTTCGGCTCGTCCACGGCCATCGTGCTGGGCGAGAACGGCTCGGCGCAGCTCGTGACCATGTCCGGCGAGGGCGTGGGCGCGCTGAAGGAGAGCATGGAAGAAAAGCGCCGGGACATGGCCGCCATCGGCGCGCGTATCCTGGCAGACGAAAGCGGCGCGCAGATCGCGACCGAGACGGCACGCATCCAGCGCGCGGGCGAGCACTCGGTGCTGGCCGGCATCGCCAACAGCGTGGCGGACGGGCTGACGCAGGTGCTGCGCTGGGTCGCCGAGTGGGCGAAGATCAACGCGCCTGAGATTGCGGTCACGCTCAACACGGACTTCCTGCCGAAGGGCCTGCAGCCCGGCGAGCTGGCCGAGTGGAGCGCGGGCCTGCAAAATGGCACGATGCCGCTGGCGGTGTTCATGGAGCACCTGAAATCGCGCGGCGTGATCGATCCGCAGATGACCGAGGCCGACTGGCAGGCGGGAATCGATGAGACGATGATCGACCGGCCGGACACGGGCGGGGGTGAGACTGAAGACGAGGAAGGCCTCGACGAGGCCGCCTGATGGCTGACGGCAACCCGAACCAGGCCATCTTCGACGCCGTTGTCCGCCACCGGATCGCCATCGAGCGGGCCACGGCAGCGGACCTGAAGGAGGTGGTCAAGTTCCTCGACGAGGTGAAGGCGGACATCGCCGCTCGCCTCGCACGGGCCACACCGGGCCGCAGGGCGCAGCTTGAGAGCCTGCTGGATGACGTGCGCTCGATCCAGGGCGATGCGTACAGGAAGATCACCGACAGCCTGTCGACGCGGTTCCGCGACCGGGCTGCGAAGGAGGCAGAGTTTCACGCCGAGAAGTTCCGCGCCGCGGGCATCGAGGCAGGCATCAACCGGCTCACGGGCGAGGCGGCGTTTCAGGCCGCTATGACCCGCCCGATGGACGGGGCGGTGCTGGGCGACTGGCTCACCGAGCTGGGCGAAGGCGGACGGCGGCGCGTCGACAGGGCGCTGCGGATAAGCTGGACCGAGGGCGAGAGCCTGGGGAACGCGGTGAAGCGCGTCCGTGCCACGGTCGATATTTCGAAGCGCTCGGCGCAGACGCTCGTCAGGACGGCGAACACGCACATTTCCAACGCGGTGCAGCAGGCGAGCGCGGAAGCGAACGCGGACATCGTGAAGGAGGTCGAGTGGCGCTCGGTGCTGGACAGCCGGACGACTTGGGTGTGTTTCCCTGCCGAAACGACTGTGCAGGCTCTAGGATCAACAGAGAAGCTATTCCGTCGCTGGTACGAAGGGGAAGTGATCGTCATCACTACAGCCCGTGGCAATGAGCTCCGAGGCACCCCTAATCACCCGGTACTGACGGCGACCGGCTGGTTGCCGCTTCATAAAGTCAAGGAAGGCACACAGGTCTTCAATGCCGATCTTCTCGAAGTCGGCGGCATCCATGGCGGCAAGAACGTAGGTGTGCCAGCCAGCTTTGGCGCAATCTCGGATACGCTCAACGAGCCAGCCCTCTCTGATGTACTTGTAGTACGTTCCTCGCCCGCAGACTTCCACGGCGACGGCATGGGATCTGATCAGGAAATCGACGTTGTTAATCCCAAGGGCGACTTGAGGCTCTGGGTCAAATCCGGCGCTCCTGAGCATGTCATAAATGCACTGTTCGGAACGCGTCATTGCGGGCCGTTCTTGTTTGCCGAGGGCGCTGCTGAGCCGCATTTCATCCGAGGGGCGCCAGTCGCCCAAGCCTCGGAGATCGCAGCCAGCCCGATGCAGGCACTGGTAGAGCCAGCTTTTGGAGCGACTGCGCTCAAGGCTGTCGAGGATTGTGCTGGGTCTCTGGCCCGCTTTGAACATGGCGACGGCGCGCAGTTCGTCGGCCTTGATGAACTCATCGATCTCGCCTCGGGCAAGATCGGGCCGAACGCCGTGTCGCTTAAGGAATGCGGTGACGGTGGTGACGGTGCACCCGTATTCACGCGCGAGCTGCCCGGCGGACAGACCATTCGAGTATTTGCGGATCACATCGTTAGCGTGCGGGTCGAGAACGCTGCGTGTCATGTCTATAACCTCCAAACCAGTCTAGGCTACTACATAGCAGGTGGTTTGATTGTCCACAACTGCCGCTCCCGCGACGGCGAGCGCTACCCGGTTGACAGCGGGCCTCGGCCCCCGGCGCACCCGGGCTGCCGATCGATCGTCACTGAGGTGCTCAAGGATTACGCCCCGCCGCAGCGGGAGACCTACGCCGACTGGCTGAAGCGCCAGCCCGCCGCGGTGCAGGACGAGATCATAGGCCCGGCGCGCGGCAGGCTGCTGCGGGCTGGCAAGTTCGATGTGAGCGATTTTGTAGACCTGCGCGGGAAGCCCCTGACGCTGGACGAACTGGCGGCGATGGCGCCGAAGAAAGCGCCCGCTAACCGCAGCAGGCCAACTCGCAAACCAGCTACGAAAGCGCCAACAATTGCTTCGCCCCAGTTTTCGGCGCGCGATCTAGAGACGAATTTGTCTGCTGAGGAGATCGTTGAAATTCGCAATAAGCGCCTTGCTGACAGTCCTCCGGGGCAGACGGCTAGGGCAACAGAGGCGACCGCCAAAAAGATTGAAGCCGCAATAACTGCCATTCAAAAAAGGGACGGCGACTTCGTTGAGGTGCTTACGCTCAAAACCAAACTGGCCGATGTGTCGGATCGGGAAATCGACGACACGCTTCGTAAGATGCTGCGCGAAGGCCGGGTGATCCTGTCTGTGCAGGACGACCAAGGGTCGCTTACCAGAGCGGCACGCAAGGCTGGCGTGCCGTTCGGCATGAACATCGGGTCAATCGTTGCGCGAGTAACGAAACGCGCACCGACACGAGCCAGCGACGACGCATTTTAAGGGCGCGGATCAACGCTTCGAGAGAGGCGGCGAAGAAGGCGAAGGCGAACGCGGAGTTTGCCGGCAACGCGAGGGCGCGGGCCAGAGGCATGGCGTCGTTCCGCGGCAACGCTCGGAATTTTCGGCGGTAATCCGCCCACAGACTTCACCCGCTCCGGGTGGAGACGCTCTGGCTGTGCCGGGGCGTCCAACAGGTGCCTGGCTGTGCCGGGCCGATAGGAGACTACAATGTACGAACGCATTATGGCGGGCCGCTCGCGGCGCCGCTCACTGATGGAATCGGCCTCGCCAGTGGCAGGCTGGAACACGCTGCTGTGCTCTGCGAGCGACGGCAACGAAGGCAACGAAGGCGGCGACGATGCCCTGAAGAAGGTGCTGGCCAAGAACGAGGAGATCCTCGGCGAGCTGAAAACAGCGCGCCAGAAGCTCCGCGACTTCGAGGCCGCAGAGGCTGAACGCAAGGCGGAGATCGCCCGCAAAGAGGAAGAGGAGGCCCGCGCCAAGGGCGACTTCCAGAAGCTGCTCGACGCCGAGAAGAAGCGCTCCGAGGAGAAGGAGGGCGAGGCCCTCCTGTACCGGGCGAAGTACGAAGAACGCGAGATTGAGCTCGGCCTCAAGGAATCGCTGACCAGCGCCGGCGTGAAGCCCGAGCTGATGAAGGCCGTCTCGACCATGCTGAAAAGCGAGGCCGAGATTGGCGAGTCCGGCGTGTCGCTGCGCGGCAAGCCGCTCGCGGATGCGATCAAGGAATGGGCCGCGTCCGATGAGGGCAAGGCATTCGTCGCAAACGGAAACGCCGGTGGCGGTGCCGAAGGCGGCGGCAAGGGCAAACAGCCTGCCCAGAAGGCTGGAAACTTGGGTGGAAGCAAAGCGGACCGCGTGGCGGCCTTAAAAAACCGCTTCCCCGATTTGCCTGAAAGGTAATCCACTATGTCACTCTCCCAAATGCAGGTTTTCAACCAGTACATTATGCCGGCGACCATCGAGACGCTCGGCCAGATGGTTGAGAAGTTCAACGAGGCATCGAACGGAACGATCCGCCTGACGACGGAGGGTTTCGACGGCGACTTCATGCAACAGTCGTTCTTCGCGGCCATCCACGGCGCCCAGCGCCGCGTTGACCGCTATGCCTCGAACGGCGATGCGTCCGTGACCGACCTGACCCAGCTCAAGCAGTCGGGCGTCAAGATCGCGGGCGGCTTCGGTCCGATCCGCTTTGAGCCGGGCCAACTCACCTGGCTGCAGAAGCCGACCGCCGAGGGCATCGAGGTTGCGTCCCGCAACTTCGCCGAGGCGATGCTGCGCGACCAGCTGAACACTGCGATTGCGGCCCTCGCAGCTGCCATCGGCCAGCAGGGCGCGGCCACGGTTGTGGACGTCTCGGCTACGGGCATTATGAGCTACGCGGCTCAGAACTCGGCGCACGCCCTGTTCGGTGACCGCTCGACCGACCTCGTTGGCACCGTGATGAACGGCGCGGCCTATCACCAGCTCATCGGTGCTAACCTGACTAACGCTGAACGCCTGTTCCAGTCGAACGGCGTCCTCGTGGTCGACATCCTCGGCAAGGCGGTGATCGTAACCGACGCCCCGGCGCTGTCGATTGCGGCGGTGGCCTCGCCTGCTGCCCCGGCTAAGTACCGCGCTCTCTCGCTCTGCGAAGGCGCTGCGGTGGTCTATGACGGCGGCGACGTGATCTCGAACATCGAGACCACCAACGGCAAGCTCCG